GGAGGGTTATGATGGCCGTAGGCGATACAGATTTATCTATTTGTTCAGATGCTTTAATCGCGCTGGGGGCTTCGCCCCTTTCTTCGTTTACAGAGGGAACTGATGCAGCCCAAGCTTGCGACCGATTATATCCAGATTTAAAAAATACGTTACTAAGCACTTATGTATGGTCTTGGACGCTGGCAAAAATCCAGTTAGCCAGGCTATCCGCAGCACCAATAAATGAATGGAAATATGCTTATCAAATGCCAGGCGACCATCTAACTGGTGCATTAGCAGTATTTGAAACTGACGGAACAGCACAAAGATCTGTTCGTTATGGCTGGGAAATATATGGCGATCAGTTAGTTACCAATATGGAAACTGTTTATATTGATTACCAACAAACTATTTCTGAAGCAAAAATGCCAAACTATTTTGTTCGTTTGCTAAGAACGGCACTGGCAGCTGAGTTAGCAATCGTTATTACAGACCAATCAACAAAAGCTGATTATTTTAGGGCGCTTGCTTATGGAGCTTCTACAGAAAATGGTCGGGGCGGTCTTATGCGTGAAGCCATGAATATCGATGCAAGAGGTCAATCAACACAAATTGTCGAGGACTATTCTCTTATTCAAGTGAGGCAGTAAATGCGTGTTACTCAGTTTCAAACAAACTTTTCTGTTGGTGAGCTAGATCCGCTATTACGAGCCAGGACAGATTTAGCACAATACCAGAACGCCCTGGAAGAAGCTACAAATGTCATTATACAGCCTCAAGGTGGTTTAAAACGTAGGGATGGCCTAAAGTTTATTTACAACTTTGGCACAAGTTTTACAGATTTTAAGCTTATACCTTTTGAGTTTAGCGTTACAGACAGTTTTCTTTTAGTGTTGGTTGTTGGCCGGATCTATGTATTTAAAGCTGGTGTTTTACAAACAAACATAAACTCATCAGGCAATAATTATATAGCTGCCTCAGATATTACAGCGGCTATGCTTGATGAAATTACCTATACTCAGGCGGTTGATACACTTATTCTATGCCATGAAGATTTGCAGACAAAAAGACTTGTTAGAAATACAGATACAAACTGGACGTTAGAAAACCTACCTTTAACGAATGTGCCGCAATATGCTTATGCTTTAAGTACACACTCACCAAATTTTACAATTACCCCCAGCGCAGTATCAGGAAACATTACAATAACAGCTTCGAGCGTAACGACAGATACCGGAACTGCCCAGGCTGGGGGCGCTAGTACAATTACACTTAAATCTGCATCTGCATATTCGGCTGATGATGCTCCCAATGGAATGTCCGTTACTCTTACTTCCGGCACTGGATCAGGACAATCTAGGTTTATTGATGATTATGTAGGCTCAACTAAAGTTGCTACAGTATATCCACCCTGGACTACAGCACCAGATAACACAACAGGATACAAGGTTGAGGCTTTCTCAGCGGCAAGCGTTAATGAATTTGCCCAGGTAGATACTACTTTTGGAAGAGCCAGGTATGTAGAGTTTGTTAGCGCAACAGTAATGAAGGCAGTCACAGAAGTTCCGTTTTTTGATACGAGTGGCGTTGTTGCTGGTAATTGGAAGAGTGAACATGGCTATGAGGATGTTTGGAGTAGCACTAGAGGCTGGCCAAAATCAGCTACGTTCCATGAGGGTAGATTATATTTCGGTGGATCAAAGTCCAGGCCCAATACCATATGGGGATCAAGAGTTATTGATTTCTTTAACTTCGATCCTGGCACTGGATTAGATGACGAAGGCGTTGAGGCAACAATAAACACTAATCAACTCAATAGTATTGTAAGCGTTATAGCTGGGGCTGATCTTAGAATATTTACTACTGGCGGTGAGTTTGTTGTTATTCAGTCAGAAGATTCTCCGGTTACGCCAGCAACTTTTCTTATTCGGCCACAAACAAGACTTGGCGCAAAGCCAGGCGTTCCGATAGAAGATCTTAATGGTGCGTCTGTATTTGTTCAAAGACAGGGTAAAGCCATAAACGCATTTCAATTTGGATCAGGTACAAACTCATATCAGGTGCAACAAATATCCGTACTCTCATCGCATCTTATAAAAAACCCTGTTGACCTGGCGGCTCGTAGATCAACATCAACTGATGAGGCAGATCGGTTATTTATTGTTAATGGTGATGATGGATCAATGTCTGTGTATTCTATCTTGGTCGGACAAGAGGTTATAGCGCCCAGCTCGTTTACAACAAGCGGCAGTTTTATTGCCGTAGCGACAGAGATCTCTGATACTTATTGTATTGTAAAACGTACTGTCAATTCGGAAGTTAGATACTTTTTAGAAAAGTTTGATAAAGATGCAACGCTAGATAGCGCCAAAACAGGTACAGCAGCCGACTCAACAACGATGGATCATTTGCAGGGAGAAACCGTTGAGGTCGTGCGTGATGGCGTTGTAGAGCCAACTCAGACGGTTCCAGCTTCTCCGTTTACAATTACGTTTAATAAAAATTCATTATCTACTTTTCAAGTAGGATTAGAATACACGGTTCAGGCAAAGACAATGCCAACGGAGCCAGTGTTAAGTTCTGGATCAGTGCAAGGCGTTAAGAAGCGTATTGTCCAGGTTGATGCTCTACTCAATGAAACAAAAGATCTTGTAATCAACGGTAAACAAATATCGTTTAGAAATTTTGGTGTAAGCGTTCTTGATACACCTATCCAGGCATTTACCGGATTAAAAACAGCGCATGGTATCTTAGGGTATAGTGCTACCGGACAAATAACATTAACTCAAAATGTTCCATTGCCTATGACTGTATTAGGTCTGGAATATAAATTAAGTGTAGGAAACTAAAATGACAGCAGCGCTAACCATTGGAATGTCGGTTGTTTCGGCAGCTGGAAAAATTAAAGCTGGTCGAGCTGAGAGAGATCGGTATCGCAGAGAGGCAGATTTAATTGAACTTAAGGGTCGAACAGAGGCCATAGCATATAAGCAAAAGGGTGCTGACATATTAAACAACCTAAACAATACATTAGCGGCAATTATTGCAAGATCTGCCGCTGGTGGTGCTGATCCTACATCTGGATCAGCTGCGGTTTTGGCAACAGCTTCAACAGCTGATGGTATCACTGAAGCCAACATAGCCGCTGACAATGCAACACTTGCAGTTAATCAAGCCTCTGAACAAGCAGATATTTATAGAACCGCTGGAGATACAGCGTATAAATCATCAGTTATGGGGGCTATCGGAACTATCGGCACAGGTGCATATAGATACGGGCAACTAATAGGTTAGGTGTAAAGATGGTTCTTCCAAAGTATCAAAAAACAGGAATAAAAATTAGACAGCCTTCCGGCATGGATTTTGCTGATGCACGAGAAGAGGCGCGGTTAGGAAAAACCATATCAGCTGAATTGGATCGAATGGGCGAGTTTGCATTTCGTGAGGGCGAAAAGCTTGCAATAAGAAGGGGTGAGGAGCGTGTAAGGCAAGAGGGCGCTGTTCCCGTTCTTACTGCCCTTCAAGAAGAGAAAGGCCCACGCACGATTGCAGAACAAGCTGCTTTTGACGCTGCTAACAGAATTGCTGTTGTTGAAATAGAAACAGAAGCACGATCTGAAATGCGAAAGCTTGTTGCTGAAGCTGATGAAGCAAACATGGAGATCTCTCTTTTTAATGACAAGATGAGTGATATTCAGGATGGCTATACCGCATCTTTGCAAGTTGTAGATCCGATAGCGGCTGGCGTTCTCAATGCAAGGCTTCAAGAGGACAATGTAACGTATTCAACAAAATACTCAGAGATTGTTACGACAAAAGCCAAAAATGCCTATGCAGAAAAAACAACAGATATTTTAACAGAAGCAGCTCAAAAGGTTTTAGACTTATCTTTGACTGAGGGGGCTACTGAGGAAAGCATACGAAAGGCTGGTGAGGATCTTCTTCAAACGGCTTTGCTAAGAGGTGCAGGTGAAAAGAAAGCACAGAAGCTTGTTGACTCAACTGTTGAGGCGGCAATCAGAGAAAATCTTTTCTTTAGGTTTGAAAATGCAGATGTTCTAGGAAAGCAAGCTATCATCGATGACTTGGCCAAAATAGAAAAATACCCTGGCATGAACTTTGAGCAAACAAGGAACTTCGAAGATAGATTTAGATCAGAGTTAAATTCACAGATAAACACAGGCAAAGCTGCATTTACGAATGAATTAGATGACGCGATAACATATTATGTAAATACTGGTAAGGTTAAGCCAGGCTTTGAAATAGATGAAGATAAGCTCACAGCTCTTTATCGTGATGACCAAGACACGTTAGATGCGTTACTAAGACAATGGGAAAACACTCAGGAAGACGTTAAAACATATGGCGCACTATCTTCTATGCCAACTGAAAAAGCTAATGAACTTTCACAGCAATTATTTGAAGAAGCAAAAAGCCCACCAGAAGGCGCTACTGGCGCGGAAACTGACATTTTAAAAACAAGGGCAGAAAATTTTCAAGCAGCTTTAATTGCAAGGCAAGAAGCTTTACGAACTGATCCGGCATCATATGTTACACAAACAAACAAGCAAGCTGAACAATTAACATCTACAGTTTTCAAAGAATTGGGCGAAGGGAATATAAATAATGCGGCAATGGCTCTTACTCGTCTTAACGAAACTTTAAATATTCAATATGATGTTATAGGCGTTCCTCAAAATGATAGAAGGTTGTTGTCAAAAGATGTGGCGCAACAAATGATACAAAGTATCCAAGCTATTGATGATGACGTGGAAATTGCAATAATTAAACAAATACAAGTCGGTCTTGGAGATTTGGCTCCCAGGTTTGCTGATGAGCTAAGAAAAAACGGTCTAGCGCCAGAATATGTTGAGGCTCTTTTTACAGACGATCCAGGTTTGCATTTAGAACTGGTGCAGCTGTCGCAATCTAAAGAAGCAGACCTAAAACCAAAAGGCGAGGGAATTGCTACTGACGCAGAAAGACTACTATTAGAAGGCGTAAATGAATATAGACTAGCATATTTAAGAGGTGGAGATAGTGGGGCATTAGAGCAATACAATCAACAATATAGTGTTGCTAGAAAACTTATGTATAAATACATGACCTCTGATGGATTAGATGGTCAGGAGGCCTCCGCACGAGTAATAAAAGAAATTTTTCCAGAGTCTGATAATATTGTAAACAGCGATAGTGGAAGGTTTATTGTTCCAAAACAATTTAAAGCTCAAGATATGGAGGCTCTAAGTAGTGGCCTTTTAAAAGAGCGCAAATTGCAAGAGATGGGTATTGAAGAATTACAAGTTAAAGATTATCCTAACGATCTAAGTGAAACTGTTTCTTTGGCGTCATTAGCGTCAAAAGGTGAGTGGGTAAACAATAGCACCGGAGACGGAATAGTTCTTCACTATCGAACAGATAGAGATAGGCTAATTCAAGTAAAGTTTAAATCAAATAATCAACCTGTAGATATTAAATTTAAAGATTTAGCAAAGGTTAATACAACCGTAACACAAGCAATTCAAGAAGCCTTACCTGTTATAGATAAAGATGAGCCTTCCGATAATAATATGTTACAGCTTCCAGTGCCGCCTAAACGAGAAGATTTTAACATATCAACCATAAGCGAAGAGAGTAATGAGGCCAACTTTCAACGAGCAATGAGTATGTATAATAAAAGTATCACGGACTTGATGCCTCCCTCAACAGACGAAGGAGATGATGATACCGAGTTAGATGCTGGTCCTATGAAGTATATGAGAACAGTGCCTATAGATGCCAATCTTAAAAAGCGTAAAGATTACACATTTTATGTAAGTGATCAGTTTGAAAAATCTCAAAAGCCGTTGCCTTACTCATTGTGGAACGCATCTCAGGGCGAGGACTTTCGTTTTTTAAAAAATGATTTAAGCAAAATATTTAATTCAATAGATGACAGCGCAAGCGAAGCCGATAAAAAAGGGTACGAAAAATATTTGGTAGAACAAGTAAATGAATTTGTAAAAAGTAAGGGAAGAAGAACTATAAGAATACTAGACCCTCTATCATTTTCTGACTGGTTAAAAACCCAATGATGCGATCCAGAACCCTAGCAACAGAAAACAGAATACTCCGGCAGATAGCTGGAAATGAATTGTCTGTTGATCTAGGAACAGCTGTTGGTGCTGTCTTCGATATGCCCACTATGACATCTTTGTTATCAAATAAAATAGAACAAAATGTTGCAGATACAGATGCAAGGCGGCAAGTTTTCTTAGAGATGGATGCTGTTCTCCAGGAAGAGAAAAACGAAATAGAAAATCAGTTAGCCTCAGAAACAGATCCTCAAGAGCTAGAAAGATTACGCACCAGGGCAACTGAAATACTCGAATTACTAGGAACCCCAAAAACTGATAGGTTTCAGGAAAAAGCATTAGCTATTGGGGTATTCAAAACGCCAGAAGAATTAAAAGAGATATTTGGTGAGATTATTACTTTCAATCGAGCAATGTCAGAAGAAGAGGCTAACTTGCTTGTTCAAAATAAAAAAGAAGAAATGATTAGGGAAGCAATCATACAAGCTGGGCCAAAGGGTTTTGTTCCTGGCGCTGCTAAGTTCGCTGGTGGTATGGCTGCAATGGCAACAGATCCGCTAGAGTTTGCTTCTATGTTTATTCCTATTGTTTCTGGTGGCGCTAAAGCTGCATCAATAGCAAGATATGGAACAATACGAGGTAGTGCTGTTGTCGGTGCAAAAGAGGGTGCGTTTGGTGCAGCAATAACAGAGCCTTTTTATTATGGGTTATCAGCCAATCAACAGCTTGATTATACAATGTCAGAAGCTTTGTTTAATGTTGGCGCTGGCTTGTTTCTTGGTGGTGCTATTGGCGGTGGTATTGGCACTATTTTGGCAAGAAGTGTTAATGAAAAAGAAGTTATTGATATTGCTGAGTTTGGGGAAATTATAGAAGCAAGAAAGGCCGCAGAACCTATTTCTGAATCAGAGGCTCAAGCTCGTGCAGATAAAATTGTTAAAAATCTACGAAAAGCAAACAAGATAACAGGCGATCATATAACGTATGATCTGGCTCTCAGGCAATTCATAACAGATCAAAATATAACAGCTGAGATTATTGCGCCGAAAGCTATTGGAAAGCCCACAACATTGGGTGAGTTCATTAGATCAAAAGGCGGTATAAATGATGATAAGCCAACATTTAGAGGTGAGCTGGCCAATATAGGAATAAAAGCTCGTACTGGCTACATTAAGAAAAATGGAACGGTTGTTAGTTTTATAAATAATAAAGCTTCAGACCTAGATCTTGACGATATGGCAGAGCTAGCTTTTGAGGCTGGTTATTTAGATAGCAGAAACACTGATGAGTTGGTGCAAAAGATTAAAGATGAAGATGCTGGTAATTACACGTTTTCTAAAGCTGATGAGGCAGACGCAACTCTTTGGAGAGAATATCATCAAGGCTTAAATGATTTTGAAAAAGAGATAGACTTTCGTAATGAAATTCGTCAGGAGCTTGAGGCGTCAGGTTATAAAAACATTCCTGATGATGAGGTGGCAGCAATAGCCGATCATATGGCTAGAACCGGACAAATGGCTGTTGATGCAGCTCACGATATATCACTTAAGGTCGAGGATGTTCGTCAAGAAATGCTTGCTCGTTCGGGCTTAGACCCAGAAGGCGAAAAGCTAGCAGACTTCTCTGCATCAGAACGTGCTGATGATGTATCAGATGTAACGCCATATGATGAAATAATTGAAAGAGAAGCTGAGATTGTAGCGCAAGCCAGAGCATCAGGAGAGCTTTCAGAGCAACAAATAAAAGAGCTAGATGAAATAGCAGAAATAGATAAAGGCCATGAGGCACGAGTGGATGTTATTCGTGCTGGCATGGCTTGTGTGGTGAGGTCTTAATGGCAGATTGTTTAAAAGTTATAGATAAGGCAAATGCTAATCGTCTAAGCGATGAAGAGTTAGTTGAGATACTTACAGAGCTGCAAACAGAAAAGAAAACTAGGTTAGCTGCTAATCAATTACAAAACTTAGATAAATCTGTTTTTAATCGCGGTGAGCTTATGATTAATGAAGCTGACGTTGCGAGAATGGTTGAGAAGCGCAGTCGATACAAAAATATAATTGTAGAACAAAGAGCAATGGCATTAGCAGAACGTGCTGATAAAGCAGTAAGTAATCCTTCTCTTGGACTAGAGGCTTTATTAGTTGGTGTAAACGCAAAGTTTGAGGGCGCACAAAAATCTGTTGACGCTCTTAATCAGGCTTTGATGGCTGAGTTTATGGGTGGGTTTATTGCTGATTTAAAAAAAGCAAATCTAAAAACTCAATTTAACAACATGAAGGCAGATTTTGAAAAAGAGGTATCTAGGGTTATAGCAAACCTTAATCAAAAAGAGCCTTTGCCTAATTCAGAAATTAAGGCAAGCAAAGAAGCCGTTACTATGGGCGAGATTATGTTTAAGTACCAGCGCCAAGCGTTTCAAAGAGAAAACATGGCTGGAGCTTTTATTCGATTAAAAGAAGGTCGGGTTGTTGGTGCAAGCCATGATATCCGTAGAATGGTTAAAGGCGGTAAAGCGGCATGGGTAGAGTATATTGGTCAAAAAATAAACTGGCAAAAAACAGCTAGTGGAGAGTTTTATCTTCCTGATGAAATGCTTACAGATAGGGAGCTTGTGCAAAAACTTGCGACTGACAAAAAGGCTTTTCTTGAAAGATCTTATGACGCCATAACAACAGGCATTAGAACACAGACGGAAAGAACAGAAATAAGCAAATCATTTAAGGGGCCTGGCAATCTAGCCAAACGTGAAAGCGCCAGCTCTTTGTTTACTTTTAAAAGTGCAGATGATTGGTATGATTATGACCAGCTGTTTGGCAGAGCTTCTTTGCGTGAGGCATTTGTGCAAGATATTCAATCTTCGTTGCGATCAACGGCATTAATGGAAATGCTAGGAACTAATCCGGAAGCAATGGTTGATCGTATTCAACAGCGTCTTTTGGAAAAGCATAAAAGTAATCCAAAGAAAGTAAAAGATTTAAAAAGAGAAACAGGCGTTATAAATTTTAAAGCTGCTTATGCAGAGGTATCTGGAGATGTAAACTTAGGATCTCATACATTTTTAGCAAGAGTGCTTCACGGGGGAAGGTCACTCCAAACAATGGCTAAACTAGGCGGTGCATTTATATCTGCTTTTTCTGATATTGCATTTATCGCAGCGAATAGATCGTATCAGGGGCGCTCAATGATGGATAGTTGGGGCGATGCTTTTAGCGCTGTATTTAAAGGCATGAATGCTGGTGAGATGCGTGAATTTGCAGATCGTCTAGGTGTTGGTAT